AAGATGGGGTAACGATGTTTGAGAGTTGGATAGTAGATGAGAAGCGGGGAATAAAACCTATGAACGGCTTTGAAGATGTTAAAGATGGCTCTTGGTTTGGTTCTTTTAAGGTTGAAAACGATGAAGTATGGCAGATGATTAAAGATGATAAGATAAAAGGCTTCTCGGTGGAAGGTGTATTTAACTACAAAACCGACACGAAGGAAGAAAAAATGATGAAAGAGATAATTGATATCTTGATTCAAGTAAAATAGGTTTTCATAGTTTTGGTTTGAAAAGGGGGTGTTTCTACACTCCCTTTTTTCTATGTGGTAATTAGCAAAGAATTACACTATTTATGGATAAATTCTTTTATGTCTCCACAAGAAGCACTACAAAAAATTAAAGCAATGTTTGCTGAAGCCGCTACCGAAGGTTTGGTAGATGCTCCACAGGTTGCCGTTTCTCAATTTGCCGAGTATGTACTCGAATCTGGCGTTAAAGTAATGGTTGATAAATTAGAGGTTGGTGGTAAGGTTACGCTTTTAGATGGTAATGGTCAAGAAGCACCTGCTCCTGCCGGTGAGCATACTTTAGCCGATGGTTCAAAAATTGTTTTAGATGAAAAAGGAACTATCCTTGAAATCAAAACTCCAGAAACAAAAAATGAAGAAGCAGAATCAGAGGTTGAACTAATGAAGAAAAAAGTAGCTGAAATGGAAGCACAAATTGAGGCTTTAAAAAGTTACAAAAAAGAAGCTGAAGTAAAAATGAGTGATAATCTTGCTCAAATGAGTGACAAGTTCTCAAAAGCTATTACAGAATTAACTGATGTAGTGATTGAACTTACAAAAACTCCTTCTACTGCTCCTACACAACCAAAGGAATCCGTAAAGCATTTCGCTTCTAAAAATGACAAAATCTCTCGCTTTCTTTCTAATTACGCAAAATAAATTTAAAAACTTAAAATTTAATAACAATGGCTTTTGATGTATCAGCATTAGCAAACTATACCAAAGAGAACGAAGCTCTATTGGTTACGAGTTCTGTACTCGGTGCAAAAACCGCATCTTTGATTAAGACTCAAGGAAATGTAATGGTAGGTGTAAAATCTGCCGAGACAATCAACATTATGGATACTGACGCTATCTTTCAAGCGGGTGGTTCTTGTGGCTTCAATGCCTCTGGTTCAACTACGTTCACACAGCGTACTGTAACTGTTGGTAAGATTAAAGTAAACGAATCTCTTTGTCCTAAAGACCTCGAAGCAAAATATTTGCAGAAGGCTTTACCAGAGGGAAGCCGTTATGATTCAGTAGCTTTCGCTGCTGATTACACAGACAAAAAGGCTGCTCGTATTGCTGCTCAACTTGAAACTGCTATCTGGCAAGGTGCAACAGGTTCTGCAAACGTAAACCTTAACAAATTCCAAGGATTAGTTGCTTTGATTGGTGCTTCTGCGGTAGAAGCTAACAACGCTACTTACTTTGGTGGTACTGCAACTGCAATCACTTCTGCTAACGTAGTAGCGATTTTTGATGCTCTTTACAAAGCAATTCCTGCGACTGTTGTAGCAAAAGATGATATGACTATCTGGTGCGGTCAAGATGTATTCCGTACATACACAATTGCATTGAAGAACGCAAATATGTTCAACTATGCTTTTGATGGTAAAGCCGATAGCGAGTTCTTCTTGCCCGGTACTCCAATCAAAGTAGTAGCTACTCCGGGTCTAAATGGTGTAACTAAAATTTATGCTATCCGTTTAAGCAATATGTTTATCGGTACAGACCTTTTGAATGAGGAAGAGCGTTTTGAACTTTTTTACGCAAAAGAAGCAGACCAAGTTCGTTTTGTGAGTGAGTTCAAGATGGGTGTGAATGTAGCCTTCTTGGATGAGATTGCATCTTTCATTATCTAATTAAACGAGTGGGTAGCAATACCCACTCTTAACTTTATAAACTTAACAAAATGGCTTGTGCTTTAACACAAGGATATACTCTTGATTGCAAAGATAGTTTAGGCGGTATTAAGGCTATTTGGTTAATCAATCACGCAAACGTGACTGCAATTACCGAAGCATCTGGTATCGTTTCGGCTATTACTAAAGCAGCAGGAAAGGTATTCTACAAATATGAATTAGTTAAAAATACAGGTTCTTTGACAGAAACGATTACGGCTTCTGTTGAAAACGGAACTGTATTTTATGCTCAAGAACTATCTGTTGTTCTTAACAAACTCCAAGCGAACACTCGTAATGAGATTTTACTACTTGCTCAAGCTACTCTAATGGTAGTAGTACAAGATGCAAACGATAAATATTGGCTTATTGGTAGGGTGGCAGGAATGGATTTAACAGGGGGTACTTCTGCAACCGGAACTGCACAAGGAGACCGAAGTGGTTATACTTTAACATTTACGGGGGGAGAAAAAGAACTTGCTCCGAATGTTAATAGTAATATTATTGCCGGTCTTACTTCATAAGGCTTTCGTGGTTCGTTATAGGTAGGTAGATTAGCCATCCCTTTTGGGGTGGCTTTTTTTTGGTAAAAATCGTGATAATTTCTATTTAGTAGTATGATATATTTAACGAAAGGTGCAACGAGCCAGATTATACTTACTTTAAAGGAAAAGCAGACACTTTCTTCGCCTAATTATTTATTTGTTTTTACGCATAGGGGTTCAAATATTGAAGTTAAATTTGTTTTATTGAATAATCAAGACACTTCTGCTTTTAAGGATAGGTTTAATGAATTTTCAATAGTTACTAATACTCATTTTGCAACACAAGATTCTGGAGAATATGAATATGAAATATATGAACAGACCTCTGCCAACAATACAAATCCTGCAAATGCAACAGGATTAATTGAAACAGGCATTATGAGGCTTAATGATTCTTCTACGTTTTCATTTACAAAATATCAACCTAACAATACATTTATAGTACGATGATGGATAATCTTGTTATATTAAGTTTTGCAGAAGCAAAGCAACCCGAATATCGGGAGAAAAAGGGTATAGGATATATTGAGTTTGGAGATAAGAATGATTATCCAAATTACTTATTAAGCCTTTATAATAAAAGTGCTAAACACAACGCTATTGTTAGAGGTAAGGTAAACTACATTACGGGTAATGGTTGGGCAACAAAAGAGCAGAATGTAAAAGCCGAAGAGTTTATTAATAATATAAATCCTTACGAATCATTAACGGATTTAACTCGTAAGGTGTCGGTAGATATCGAAGTTTTTGGTGGTGCTTATTTAGAGATTATCTGGAGTAAAATCGGTGGTAAGATTGCTTCTATTAGTCACATTGACTATACAAAGGTTCGTTCTAACAAAGACAATACACAATTTTGGATTAAAGATTGGAACGATAGAAAAACCGAAGCCGAAATAATCATAGGTTATAACACCGAGGTAAGGGAAGGCAAACAAATTCTTTACATTAAGGAATACAGACCGGGATTAGATACTTATGCTTTGCCCGGATATATGGGTGCGTTGAATTACATTGAAAGTGATGTAGAGGTTAGTAAGCACGTTTTAGGTAATGCACAGACAGGGTTTAGTGCAAGTAAACTAATTACTTTACCTAATGGAGAGCCTTCTCCAGATGAAAAGAGAAACATAGAAAGAAGGTTTACAGAAAGATTTTCGGGTTCGGATGGCAAGAAGTTTATTCTATCTTTCGTACAAGACATTGCCAAGAAACCTGCGGTTGATGATTTAGGTGCGAGTGATTTAACTAAAGAGGATTTTGGTAGAGTAGATGATATGATTCAGCAAAATATTTTTGCAGGGCATCAGATAACTACGCCTTCTCTTTTTGGCATTTTAGTTGAGGGTTCATTAGGTACTCGTTCCGAGATTCGTGATGGCTACGAGGTCTTTAAAAATACTTATGTCAACGATAAGCAACAATATTTAGAAAGTATATTTAATTCGTTTGCTAAAATAAACGGAGTTATTTCGGATTTGTATATCAAGCCGGTAGAACCTATCAACTTTGAGTTCAGCGAAAATATCATTGCTCAATTTGCACCTAAAGAGTGGATTTTAGAAAAGATTGGTGTTGATATGACAAAATACCAAACTGTTGAGCCTACGCAACAAGGGTTGATAAACGAGCATCTTAAAGGAATGAAAGGTAGGGAATGGCAGAACTTCCAACGAATAATCCGTAAATACAACAAAGGCGAGATTACCAGAGACCAAGCTATTCAAATGTTAAAAAGTGGTTATGCTTTAGATGATGAAGCTATTAACACTTGGTTAGGGGATGAATCTTACGAACAGAGATTTGATGACCTTGATTCTACAATTCAGTTATTTAGTGAGTTTGGCGAAGCCGAAGATAGGTTTAATGTAGTGGCTCGTAGAAAGGTGTTTATAGGGGATTTAGAGGCTCAAGAATTGGCTTTTAGGGATGAAGTGGTAGATGATACTATTGACAAAAAAATACTTGATACAATAGCCAAAAACAAGCGTATTCCACCAAAAGATATTGCTAATATTTTAGATATCGAAGAAGATGAGGTAAGAAGTAGGATTAACAAAATGGTGGCTTTAGAGATTTTGGAGTATGATGTAGATACGCAAGTCAGTAAGTTATTAAAGCCTTTGAATGAGATTTTAGATAAGCCTTTAAAAACGAGTTTTTTAGTTCGC